CTCCAATAGTCCTATCTTTACAGAGGATTTAAAACAGTTAGCATTTAATTTATTTAAGGCGCAAGCAATTAGTAAAGAATCTTTACTTGACTTATTAGAGCCACCAATGAAACAATTACTGAAAGACCGTTTAAAGCAAGAGGAAGCGAAAAAAGCAACACAACCGCAACCTCAAGGTCAAAAAGGTAAAGAACAGCATAAAATGAAGATGGAGGAATGATGGCAATTAATGTAGCGCCCAGAGCTGATCAACCTAAAGTATCTACGGAAACTTTAAAGAGAAGTGCTACGCCATCTATGCAGTACAAAAATACTGGTATTAAAAGTTTTAGTCGTGGGACTCGCAAAGATTATGGCGGTAGACCTACGAGGGGATAAACACGGGTTTCCTGTGAGAAGGAAAGGGTGTTGGCTGCCAACCCAAATCGGTGGACCGCTTGGATTAGGAGATTTTCCATGCGTAAAGGAAGAAAAGGTCGTAAAGGTCGTAAGTAATCCGCAAGGATTCTACGGTTTGACCGTTTAACCTCCCTTTGGGGGTGGGAATAGAAATATTACCCCCTACTTGACATTTTGATAGAAAGGTTTAATCTTTCTTGTAATTGAATAGGAAATAACTATGAGCATGCCGCCAGATCAGTTGATGAACTTGTTGAAAAGCCAAAAGGATGGAGCAACTCCTGGTGGAAAGCCACCCGTTCCTGAAACACCAACAGGTATCTCTGATCCCAGTAGTGCGCCTATGGCTTCTCCCATGTCAACACCAGAACCCAAGATGGGAAATCGTGAGGCATCATTAGTGAACATTGCAATGGCAATGGATTTATTAGAGCAAGCATTGCCTGCACTTGGCAGTGAATCAGATGAAGGTCAAAAAGTATTAAATGGTATTCGTACTTTGACAACAATTCTAGGTGCAAAGAAAGCAAAAACAAATTCTCTGCAACCAACTGAAATCATGCAAATGTTACAACAATTACCTCAAGCTGGTGGTGCAACGCCTGAAGGTAAAGCAATGCAACAAGCACCGTTGATTCCTGGTATGTCACCTGGTGGCGCACCTTCTCCTCCAATGCCTCCAATGGGCGCTGGTGCTGGTGGTCCTCCTCCTGGTGGTATGCCTCCACCACAACCTATGTAAAGGAAATAGTATGGAACTGTTTAAACCAAGAGGTGCAGCATCTCCTCGTAGACCTACCGACAACAACCAGAAAAATGGTCAAATCATTAATACACCAAGATATTCACAATTTGGTGGTTTAACTTCAGCACCTAAAGCTGGATTTAAAAATATGATGACCACAAGTAATCCTGGTGATACTAAAAAAGTCATTTAATTTAAAAGGGGATAAAAATGTCTTTAGAAGATCTTTCACTAGAACAACGAGATGAATTAGCGATGCTTGCAAAACAGCTCGCTGATAATCCAAATACACGGGAATCTTTTTTGCGTTTAACGCAACAAGTGAAACCTGATTTAACGATTCCAGAACTTTCTCTCAAAGATCACATTTCTAAACAACTCAAGCAAACGCAAGACGAGTATCAGAAATTGGCATCAAAAATGAAAGAAAAAGAAGCAATGGAAGATTTACAAAGTCGTAGAAATTCTTTAATCAAAAAAGGTAAAGCATCTGAAAACGACATTCCAGAAATTGAAAAAATTATGCTGGAAAAACAAATTCACGATCACGAAACAGCAGCTGAATATTTCGAGTGGATGAAACAAGCAGCAGTACCTACTTCTGACTCAAGTATGGGTTACAATCCAAACGTGATGAAGAAATTTAATCTTGAGTCGTTTATGAAAAATCCGATTCAAGGTGCAAGAAACGAAGCAGCACAGGCGCTAATGGACTTGCGTAAAAGCACTAAGCCCATTGGTTTATGATTGTAAATAGGGGATATTTACTATAGGAGTTGATTATGCCAATTGGAGGCGGAATAGTACCAGCTTCGGGTAGTTCACAGTATAACGAGTTAACCTACGTTACACGCCGTGCATTTATCCCTAAGTTGGTTGTACAAATTTATAACAGCACACCGTTAATGGCTGCTTTGATTGGTAACAGTCAACAAGCCTCTGGTGGTGTATCCCAAGTTTCAGTACCTGTGCAAGGCGCACAGTTTGTGAACGCACAGTGGTCGGACTATTCAGGTAGCTTTACGCAACCTTCAGTCCAACAAGGTGCTTTCCTTGCTGAATTTAACCTTAAACTGATGATTTCTCCTGTACCGTTTCTCGGTATGGAAGGCGCAGTGCAACAAGACTACGCAATCATCCCATTAATTGAAGCCCGTATGAATGACGCTACAAACGTCATGATGGATGCGATGGCTACTGCTCTTTACAACAATTACACTAATACCCAACAATTTATTGGATTACCTGGTGCAATTGATGACGGTACAAACTTAGCAACTTACGGAAACATTAACCGTTCTACATACGGTTGGTGGAAATCTAAAGTTTACAATGCTGGTAACGTCAATCCAACACGTCAAAACGTATTGCAATACATCTCTGGTACTGTCAAGTACGGAGCGGAAGTGCCTACATTTGGTGTATGTGGTTTTGGTACATGGACATTGTTAGCACAAGACTTTGTAGGTCAAGAGCAATATGTGATTACTCCAGGTCATGCGTTTGATGGTGATGCAAATGGTCCACAAGCTGCGTTTAGAGCATTGATGGTTGCTGGTGTTCCTATTTATCCAGATCCATACTGTCCTGAAGGCACATTGTATTTTATTAACTCCAACTACTTGAGTTTATACATCCACGATCAAGGTTCGTTTGTATTTACTGGTTTTGAATCAACTTTACCGAACTGGCAGATTGGTTATGTCGGTGCAGTACTTATGATTGCAGAATTAGTTTCTACTAAACCTAAGTCCATGACTCGTGTGACTGGTTATAACTCAATTTCACTATAAGGAGCTTATAACATGGCACTCGGTTTAAATAAAATCTTATTAGCAAACACCAACACAAATACACCTGGTGGTTATCCACAGACGGTCACTATTTCTAGTATTGGTATTGGTAATTTAACTGCAATGAACGCAGGTACTTTGACAGCACAGTATGTTCCAGCAGGTATGTACATTATGCCTTTAGTTGCTGCTGCAAACGTAGCAATTGAAGTCAACAGTGGTACAAACAATAACAACTGGACAACTTACATTGCTTCTAACTCTGGCGGTACATTAATTTCTGACGGATATAACGTGCGAGCAAACGCAACTGTATCGAATCAGACATTAACTTTGTATACAGTCAATGGTGGACAAAACGTATCTGCTACCTTTACAAGTTAAGGAGTAAACAATGGCTAATCCAGATTCAGTCGGTCAGTTTTACCTTGACAGTTTTAGTAATGGTAGACTTGGCGTTATTCGTGCAACCTCATTGAATACAGGTGGTAATGCAGTTATTACTATTCCTTTATTAAGTGGTGGTTTAACGAATGGCGGTGCTGTTGCCAATTCTGGTGGTGTTATTATTCGTAGAGTAACTATACAAAATCCTACAGGATCTGTTTCTTCTGCTAATGTGTCAATTTCTGCAACCAACAATAACGCAAATATTGTTTTTGCAAACACCGTGTTAACAACAATAACTGGTGTTGGCACATGGCAGGATATAACACCGTCATCCCCTTATACTGCAAACGTAGTGTCAGGATCGGTAACACAAGCCTTGTACGTTAATATTAATACACCTTCTGGAAACGGCAATACCGTTGACATTTGTGTGTATGGCGATGTAGTGAGTTTCTAATGTCTACTGTATTTGTAACCAATAACACAGACCTTGAAGTCGTAGATGGCTACGATGGTAAATTCTATGAATTTAAAAAAGGAGTTACTGTTGAAGTGCCTGTGTTTGTTGCTGAACATGTATTTGGTTACGATAAAGAGGACAAGTTTCCTTATTTGGCTCGTTTAGGTTGGATTAAAAACAATTTGGAAGTAAAGAAGGGTTTAGAGCTACTTGCACAAGTAGACATTCAAATTGAACGACCAAAAAAGAACCAATCGTTATCCCCGTTGGTGGAAAGAGTACCCTTGCCTGATTCAGCGCAGACAAGGGGAAAAATCCTTAAAGCAGTTTAAACTATGAATAGAACATGGCAACCTTACAGAGCTATCTCACCGATGTTCAACGATTGTTGCACGATGCTAACCTTAATTTCTATACTCAACAACAATTAACTGATTATATAAATTCAGCAAGGGAACGTGTAGTTCGTGATACTGGGTGTTTAAGACAAATTGTAGTAACCCAGACTCCCATAGTGCAAGGTGGTACTCCTACTGCATGGGTAGCAAACACAGCAGTTACAGCAGGATCATACGTCTTTAGTAATATTTTTATTTATCAATATCAAACTAATGGTGTGAGTGGATCTACTGCACCTGCCTATCCTGCTAACGGCACAAACAACTATACGAATTACCCACCAAGTACAGCATTTGCAGACGGTACTGCAACACTACTTTATGTCGGTAATTGTGAAATTATTACTTTTGAAAACCTAACCTCCATACTGTCAAGTATGCCTTTATCGAATACATCTGGTAATACGGTGTTAGACATTGTGAACATTAATCTGTATTGGGGTAATACAAGAGTACCTTTAGATTACTTGGCATGGTCGGATTTTAATGCACGTCTTAGGTTTTGGCAAAATTACATTGGTAGACCGCTTGCATTTAGTGTGTATAGCCAAGACAGAATTTATATAGGACCAGTACCTGATCAAGCCTATCAAGTAGAGATTGATTGTGTATTGTTACCTAATGCACTTAATTTATCTACTTCTACTGTAGCAGACGTGATTAATGATCCGTACACTACGGCTGTTAAATTTTATGCTGCTTATCTTGCTAAATATTATGAACAAAGTTTTGGTGAAGCAGAAATATACAAACAAGAGTATCAACGTCAGATTGCCTCTATTGTCAACACTATCTATACGAGGCGTATTCCAACCATTTATAGTAGTCCTATGTAAATGGCAAGCGCAGAACAGAAAAAATCGTACAAGGTTGTTAAGCAATTTAAAAGTCTTAACACCAAAGCTAACCGCACCTCAATTGAAGATGATGAGTTTAGTTGGTTAGAAAATGCTCAACCAGTCGGTTATGCTAACTTAAAAATTATTCCAACCGTATCCAATGTGACTAATGCTACTGGCACAATTGTGACTTTTAGTAATACGGTTACTACGTTTGCTTCTGTTAATTTAGGATTAAATGATTTTGTTGTAGGTTTTGAAGCGAATGGTGCATCAGAATATTACAACGTACAAAAACAAACAACAGGAAACGTGGCTGTTGCAGGCACATTTTCTAATGCGGGAATTACTTATTCTCAATACAACAATGATCGGATGTTAATTCTTGATCCAAACAATGGTTTGTATTCTTGGGATGGCAACAACACAGTTTCAATAGGCTCGATTGGTACAATTGCATTGACATCGGCAGGAAATGCCTACACTTCTGCGCCCACCGTCACTATCTCTGCTCCCGACCAGATAGGTGGAACGCAAGCCAATGCAGTATGTACCATTTTAAACGGTAATGTTAGCACCATCACCTTATTAACAGGTGGTTCTGGTTATACCAATGGTTCTAATGTTACCGTTACTTTTTCTGGAGGCGGAGGATCAGGAGCTAATGCAATTGCTGGTATTACTACTTTTGCTACAGGAACATTAGCTTTTGCCGTAGTGTCTGGAGGGTCAGGCTACACCAATACCGCCAATACAACTATTGCTATTTCTGGTGGTGGGGGTACGGGCGCAGTAGCTAAAGCGATTATTCAAGGAAATGCCATTACTCAAGTCATTATGACCAATAATGGTACAGGTTATACCAATGCAGCGAATATTTCTGTGACTATCACAAATCCTGGTGGTTCAGGTGGCAATACGGCTGTATTACAACCTATTGTGAATAACAATCAAAACGTGGGTGTAGCAACATTTAGTGGTAGGGTATGGGTTGCGCAAGGCAGAACGGTTTATTATTCAGCAGCGGGCTATTATAGCGATTTTACAAGTGTTTCTGCGGGCTATTTGACTTTAACAGACTCTACTTTGCATGGAAACATCATTCAATTATTAGCTGCCAATAACTTTTTGTATATTTTTGGTGATGATTCGATTAATGTGTTTTCTGATGTTAGGGTTACATCAACTGGTGTGACTATTTTTACAAATACAAACGTATCTGCATCGGTGGGAACAAAGCGCCCGTATGCCATATTTCCGTACTTCCGTTCTGTATTATTTATGAATGATTACGGTATTTATGCACTCGTTGGATCAACAACCTCTAAATTGTCGGACAGTTTAGACGGTATGATACCGAATATTGACTTTAATAGTCCAATTTATGCGGGACAAGTCTTATTAAATAACATTTTATGTGCAGCCTTTAATTTTCGATATTATGATGCGGTGTTTAGTCAGAGTTATCGTTATATTCAAGCTGTATTTTTTGAGAAAAAATGGTTTATTACTTCACAAAATAATAATTTAGCATATATCACAACAGTAC